CGCCGTTGGTGGCCGTCAGCCCGATCTGTGCTGATGGGTTAGCGCCAGCCGGGTATTCAGGGACCGCAAACGTTCCGTCCTCGCGGAGAAAGGTCGTTGTCGAAACACCATCTCCCCCGATGGTTCCGACCGGAAGCTGGCCCGTTCTCGCACCGATGAAGTCGTACAGATTCCGCAGGAAAGCGAGAGCGCGCTCCGTCAGCCTGCCCTCTTCGTCCACCCATCTGTCAGGGGGAGAAAAGTTCAGGAGCGGAGTAGCCATTACGTGAAATAGGCGCCCGAGATGCAGCGTTTCACGGGGTCTGTGATCGTCACTTCAAACACCATCCGCTCCCCACCACCGACACGGGTCCAGAAGCAGCTGGTGCCGTACTCACCTATGCGGCCGAAGGTGCGCCACAGAGAACTGCTCCACGTCTTTCCGCCGTCACCGCTGTACCGGAGCATTGCTTGCGGGTCGGAGCCTTGCCCAGTAGTCAAACCAACACCCACGTCCATGTCCAACCGAAACTCACCCGTCGATATCGTCTTCAGGTCGTCTTGAACCGTGGGGCACGAGCGAATGGCTGGAAGCGGGTTACCGTTGTCCGAGAAGGTGTCGAGGTCATACTCATAGACGTTCCCGTTCTCCCAATCGCCCACGAGGTTCCGACCAGCGAAGTACAGGTGGCAGACGGGGCGAATACGGTGGAGGTCACCAGACGCATGCAAATAGGCGCGCTGATGCCACTCGTTCTCGGCGATGTCATAAGCCCAGGTTTCGTTGCCGGAAACAGAGGAGATGACGTAGAAGCTGTGGCCTTCTTGCGCGTAGGTGAAGGCATACGCATCTGACATGTCCGGCCACTGCGCGATGGCGTACTCCACGGCGGGAGTCGAAATGCGACGAGGAACCCCGGCGTTTATGGTCCAGACCGACCCCGCCCCCCTGTCATTGCCCCCCAACCAGAAGGGCGCATCCATCTCGGCCAGCGAGTCCTTCGCAATAAGCCCCAGCTCCACGAAAGCACCATCAATCCGTGCAAGGGGGAAGTCAGCGGCGCCGGCGTTGTACCACTGCTCCAATGAGCGAGTGCCGAACAGATAAACCGTCCGTCGTGAGACGCAATGACTTACCAGGTTGTCCGGAAGCCCCTCGGCGGTTGCGAAGTCAAGTTCGTCAATCGACGTGGCGTACTGGGCTGAGACGTAGAAACGCCCCGTGTCGGAATCGGTGATGGTGAAGTACCCATCGAGGAAGTCCACCGAGGACACACCCGTCCGAACAAGAGTGGCCGAGCTGCCGCCGATGGTGAAGGCGTACAGGTTGTCATCTGAGCAGACAAGGATGTTCGTCCCGTTGCTGGCGATCTGAACGGGTCGGCCGTCGTTCCCCACCGCTCCAATCAGGCTCGTTGTTCCCGAGGTGGTGACGCTGTAGACGTTGGTTCCACACACCTTGATGGCGTATTCCTCGGAGAACTGGTGAGCACCCCGCATACCTCCGCCGGAGAGCGTGATCCACGGCGATGTCAGCCCGGGACAACCAATCAGGAGGTCAGATTTCTTGCCCTTGCCAGTTTCGAGGTAGTAGTTGATGCAACGAGAGGCCGCGTAGTTCTCGGACCTGCTCGTGTACGAGGGCCCAACGAACCGGATTTCCATTGCTCAATAAAAGTCTGGGTCTGGCTGGTAGTACGCGACCGACGTGGCCGGGTACGCGTTCTGTGCGATCTGCAAAGACTCATCTCGGACAAGTTTCATCTCGGCCGTTACTTGCTTTCGGAAGGCTGGGCACAGATCGATGGCAAGCTGCGCCGCGAGCGGTCTGTACCACTCCGCGGGGAAGTCGATGTCATCTGTGGTTTCCGTCGAGTCTTCGACGTAGGAGAGGTATCGGAGGCGGATGACGTTTGTGAGGTCATCGGGGGAGCAATCGAGGTACACAACGGCGTTGGTCCTCTTGGCCTCGAAATACATAGAGGCGGGTGTCCCCAGCCCCGATTTTGAGGGAATAGCCTCGTACTCTGCAAGCGAAAGATGAGGATCCATCGGGGTGTCATTGCCCCTTCGGTCTCGAAGCACAGCAGTCACCAGCTCAAACGGACGGTGGACCTTGGTGGAGTAGGCGTAGACGGCATTTCCCGACGACGCAGCCCCGGTCAGGGTGGCTGTTAGCGTGACAGTGGAACCAGCCGGAGCCCCGTTGACCGTCGTCCATTGCATCGAACCAGAGTCCAACAGGACACCAATCCGCATCGTTGAGGAAATGCCAGTCGCCGACGCAACAACGATAGACCCCGCACCACCTGATGCATTGCTCGCCAGGGTGGTGGACACGTAGCTGTCAGCCGCGCATTCATCCCCCGTAGGACCCAGGTCGTATTCGATCTGGCTCTTCTGGAGGAACAGCCAGCCAACACGGCGGGTCCACATCTTCAGACCGGGAGCGAAGTCGATCTGGCTAGCCCACTGCTTCACCAGCATGTTGAGCTTCTTGCGGGCCAGAACGTAGTCCTCGGCCCCCACGGTCCTTCCCGCCCCGTAGATCCCCGCGTCTTCGTAGGCGGTTGAGATGATCTCGGTCTCGGTGACAGAGAAGGTTGTCGTTCCTGAAGTAGCCACTACGCAACCTCTTTGAGACGGATGACCGGCTTCCTAGGAAGCGCCACCTGGTGAGATGGGATGAACGCCTGAACAGCCTCCCAGGCATCCTCTAGCCCGATGTCCGAAGCACACTTGGCAACGCCGGTGGAGTCGTCGCGGTTGCACTGGCTCCACTCATAGATCAACCGATGGCACGGGAAGCACTCGGTGTTCTTGGGCTCAAGAGCCTTGGTGTTGACCCAGTGCTTGGTCAGGTTCTCGGACGAACTGTGGGAGAGAAACACCACCTTCGGAACAGACAGGTTCGCTGCGGCATTGAGCACTCCTGTTTCCGGGCCGATGACCATGTCGCACTCTTCGAGCAGGGAGAGCGTTTCACGGATGGTGTACTTGCCCGACTTGCGAATGAGTCGTGGTTCGTTCTCCCACCCAGCTTCCAGCATGGTGGACAGCCCATCTCCGACCGTGACGACTCGTGCGTCCTTCATCGTGATCATGATTCGAGCAATGAGCCCGTCCATGTACGGCCAGACCTTGTGCACGCTGGACCCGGACAGGCTGTACATCACCAGGAAGTCGCCGCCGAACTTGGCTCGCTCCTTCTTGGCCCACGCCTTCTCTTCCGGAGAGGGGTAAAACTTCTGCCTCACGGGAAGGGGGACCTGTGCGATCTCGTGCGCAAGCTCCATGTAGTTGTGGTTCAGTGCTTTGTGTCTCGCACCTTGGGGCCACATGTAGGCCGTCCGACCAGGGAGGGCCAACAATGCACCCTCTACCGTCTCGCTGAGGTTGATCCAGCGATCAAACTTCGCGGCCTCGTTCTTCCAGAACTCCCCCAACAGGTGGTTGGGGACCTGGTCCGTGTCTTGAATGTAGAACTCGTCCACGTTCGGGTCATGCTGCAGCACCTCGTGCGTGCGGGGATTGCAGTACACCGTGACGTGGAAACCCTGCTCCTTGAGTCCAGGGAAGAGGCTCGAAGCCTGGATGGCGTCACCAATCGCGCCGTATCGGGCGATGGCGGCCTTCTTCTCGGGGCGGGGCTTGTCGTGGGAGAACAGGTGCTTGCCGTCCGTCCGCTTCTTGAAGACGAAGAAGAGGGAATACTCCATCCCCTGGTTTCTCTTCTCGAACCGAACCAACTCCCACGAGCCGGCCGCCTTCATGTAGGTCACCACACGCTCGTAGTTGACGTTCCACTTGTGGTCTGGGTTCGCACCCTCTTCGCCGCACTTCGGGTACTCGTCCTCGTCCGGGAGATACAGCAGCAGATAGCCGGAAGGCTTCACAACCCTCATCCACTCCTTGAGGGTGGACTCCACCTTCTCGGGGGCGATGTGTTCGAGGCAATGCGAGCTGTAGACGAAGTCCATACTCGCCGAGCCGAAAACATCCAGCTTGGTGACGTTGCACACCACGTCCGGCTTCATCTGAATGCCGAACAGCTGGGTGTCGGTGTAGTTGTCTACACCAATGAAATGGTCGAACGCTTTCGATGGCCCGCAACCAAGATCGAGCCCCCTCCCCCGTGTGTACGGAACAAGTTCCCAGCGGATCTTGCCGGTCTCATCCCCACACGGGTCATCGATGCGCCAGACCATCAGCTGAAGTCCTCAGGCTCGAACTCTTGGACATCAGGCGGGGCATCACGCCAACCCTGCGTCTTGGGGTTGCGGTTGGCATAGCCGAATGGGTCGGTGCCATCGGTCACGCGCTCATAACCCTGGTCAAGGGCTTGCTTCGTCGTGCCGGGATACCAGTTGACCTTGGAACTGTCTTTGGTGAACTTCATGCTTCCTCCAGGAGAAAGAGAAAGGGGGCCGAAGCCCCCTCAGGTCACGGGCAGGCCAGAGCAGCGCCCGGAGTGACGTACATCTCGATGCCGAGGCTCACAGAAGCCGTGGCGTCGGTGCCGTGCGTCACGTAGACGTGGTCACCCTGAGCAAGCGAGATCGCGGTAGCGAGCACGTTCGGCTGAACGGTGATCGCCGCCGAGGTCAGCGCAGACAGGGTTTGCGTGGTCGTGGTGGTGCCCGAAACCTTGTACAGCAGCGGCTGGGAGGCCGAGGTGGACGCGATGTTGGGCTTCACCACGCAGGCACGGATCTGCATGTCAGTGAATGCGGCGAAGCGGGGCGAGACCCCGTTGGCGCCAGCGGTGGTTTGACCGAAGAACGGCACCGGGGCACGGTACGCGGCGTGGTCATAGGCAAGTTGCTTTGCGGTAGGCATGTTTCGCTTTCATGCACCTGCACGTCTCTCATGCAGGGCTTGGGTGGCAGCGGGAGGAGACCCGATCCGCCTCGTTTCAGATCAGGCCGCGGAATCCCACTTGACGACTCGCGCTTGGGTCGCGTCAAGCGCATGCACCAAGCCGAAGCCGTTCAAGCTGTACCAGGCAACACCCTTCGAGCGACCGTAGTCAGTCGGGATCTTGGCGCGGATCTCTTCCGGCACCGCGATACCTTCTGCCACGGTGTCTTCGCCGAAGAAGAACACCCAGTCAGACAGCGCGTTGTCCCACGCATCAGCCGTGTTGGTGAACGGGTTGAACGTGGTGGAGTTCGCCGCACCGCCCTTCGGGATGTTGGTCTGCTCGACGAAGCGCACGTTCTCGTAACGGCCGATTTCGCCGTTCATGATCATGGTGAGACCCGTTTCCGTGTAGGTGTGGATCGTCTCCAGATCGTTCTTGAGCGTGCGGAACGTGGTCGGCCACGCGAGAGCGTAGTAGTCATCACCCGTGTACGCGGGGATGTTGCGTTCCTTCATCAGGTCCACGATGGCCTTGACGTGGTCCTTGTTCAGGGCACGCGAGTTGGTCGAAGTGGCGGTGCCGTTCGTGGTCAGCGAGACCGACGCGGAGGCGGTGCCGACGACACGCAGAGGGGTGCGGTTGAACTGCTGGTGAGCAGCGCAGTCCATCACCTTCGTTGCGTCGT